TAACTTCTATACTACGGCAGAGGAAACTGAAAAGGTTGACATATATGAAAACGAAGACTTCTTTACTTTACAATTAAAAGTGAAAGACAGAGTTATATGTGAAAGAATTTTTAGTGGTAACGATTACCCACCAAACGTGAGATATGACGTAGACATAAGAAAAATTATTCCAAGAATCATCGATTATTTGCAACATGGGTTAAGTATGAAAAATTATACAAAAAATTACTGCGGTTATAACTTAGATGGCATATTTATTAATAACTAAAATCAGATATAAGAATGGCGAAAAATGAGAGTATTAACTTAGGCTATTTAGGCTATAGTTTTCAAATAAAGTTAGTTAAACAATTAGTTGAAGATCATAAATTTTCAGAAAGCATCATCTCAATAGTTGATCCAAACTATTTTGATAATGAGTATATGAGACTAATTGTGGCTAGTTTGAAAGATTACTATGAAAAGTATGAAACAATACCTTCTTATGAAACTATCTTTAATCTAATTAAAACACAAGTCCGTAGAGAAATAGCGAGAGAATCGGCAGTTGAATTAATTAAAGAAGTAAAAGAATCTGACAATAAAGACTGTTTACACACCCAAGACGTTGCCATTAAGTTCTGCAAACAACAAGAACTTAAGAAGGCTACACAAAAAATCCAAAAGATTTTAGATAATGGAGATTTTGATAGATATGAAGAGTGTGAAGAATTAGTAAAACGGGCTATAACGGTTGGTACTGAGAAAGACGAAGGTGTTGATATGTTTCACGCTATTGAAGATGTGCTATCGGATGATTTTAGAAACCCTATACCGACAGGTTTAGTAGGAATTGATAATCTTATGGGTGGTGGATTATCTAAGGGAGAATTAGGTGTAATATTGGCAGCATTTGGTGTTGGTAAAACAACCATTATGACGAGAATGGCTAACACCGCATATTTGGATGGAAAGAACGTAGTTCAAATATTTTTTGAGGATAATGTTAAAGTTATTCAAAGAAAACACTTAACTTGTTTCACTGGTATTGATTTAAATGAATTAGGTGATAGAAGAGAGGAAGTTCAAGAAATCATCCCTAGATTCCAAAATCAAGAAGGTAATTTAATTTTAAAGAAAATGTCTAGTGATGGTACAACTGTACCTCATATTAAACAATATCTTAGAAAATTAATTTCTTCTGGTATTAAACCTGATATCGTATTTTTAGATTACATTGATTGTGTACAACCTACTAAACAATTTAAAGATGAGTTTAGTGGTGAAGGTAATGTTATGAGACAATTTGAAACAATGTTGTCTGAATTAGACATTGCTGGGTGGACTGCAGTACAAGGTAATCGTAGTGCGATTGGTGCAGACTTAGTTGAGGCAAATATGATGGGTGGATCAATTAAGAAAGGACAAATAGGGCATTTTATTTTATCCGTAGCGAAGACGTTGGATCAGAAAGAAGAAGGTAGGGCTACATTAGCAGTTCTTAAATCTAGATTTGGTAGAGATGGTGTTGTTTTTACAGACATAGTTTTTGATAATGGTACTTTAAATATAGATACTAGTGAAAGTACAGATGTCACACTTTTACAACATGAAAAGGGACAGAAAAGGAAAGATTCCGATTTTATAGCGAGTACAATTCAAAATAAAAGGAATATACCAATGACTAATAACTGATTTATAAATTAATAAAATGAATGGTTTATCTAATAAACCATTATGGAAACAAACACCCTAATAAATAATAAAAAAAATAAAATAAAAAATGGAGTTATCAAACAAAATTCTATCAGACATTACGGTATATATGAAATATGCAAAATATCTACCTACTGAAAATAGAAGAGAGACTTGGGAAGAGTTAGTTACAAGAAATAAAGAAATGCATCAAAAAAAATACCCTCATATTAAAGATGAAATTGAAGGGGTTTATCAATTGGTGTATGACAAAAAAATATTACCATCAATGAGAAGTTTACAGTTCGGTGGTAAACCTATAGAAATATCACCTAACAGAGTATATAATTGCGCATATTTACCTATTGATCATGTGGACGCATTTTCAGAAACTATGTTTTTACTTTTAGGTGGTACAGGTGTAGGGTTCTCAGTACAAAAACATCATGTTGAGGCATTACCTGACATTAAAAAACCAAACCCTAATAGAAATAGAAGATACTTAATTAGTGACTCTATTGAAGGATGGGCAGATGCAATTAAGATGTTAGTGGAATCTTATTTTGGTATAAAGTCATCGACGCCAGTATTTGATTTTTCAGATATTAGACAAAAAGGGGCATTATTAGTAACATCAGGTGGAAAGGCACCTGGACCACAACCGTTAAAAGATTGTATTCACAATATTAAAAAAGTATTAGATGCTAAATCTGATGGTGAAAAATTATCATCTATTGAGGTTCACGATATAGTTTGTCATATTGCAGATGCGGTATTGGCTGGTGGTATTAGAAGAGCAGCATTAATTAGTTTATTTAGTGCGGATGATAATGAGATGATTTCGTGTAAATCAGGTAACTGGTGGGAATTGAATCCACAAAGAGGAAGGGCGAATAACTCAGCAGTATTACTTAGACACAAAATTACAAAAGAATTTTTCTTAGACTTGTGGAAGAGAATTGAATTATCAGGAGCAGGTGAACCAGGAATTTACTTATCTAACGATAAAGATTGGGGTACTAACCCTTGTTGTGAGATTGGTTTGAGACCATACCAATTCTGTAATTTATGTGAGGTAAATGCTTCAGATATTGAATCTCAAGAAGATTTTGAAATCAGAGTTAAGGGTGCCGCATTTATTGGTACACTACAGGCTGGTTATACTGACTTCCATTACCTAAGAGATGTTTGGAAAAGAACTACAGAGAAAGACGCATTGATTGGTGTCGGTATGACAGGTATTGGTTCTGGAGTAGTTTTAGGCTATGATATGAAATTAGCGGCAAAGGCAGTAAAAGAAGAAAACGAAAGAGTTGCAAAATTAATTGGTATTAATAATGCGGCTAGAACTACAACAGTAAAACCTTCAGGTACATCATCTTTAGTTTTAGGTACTTCATCAGGCATTCACGCTTGGCATAATGACTATTATGTTAGAAGAATTAGAGTTGGAAAAAATGAGGCTATTTATACTTATTTGTCTGTTAATCATCCTGAATTAATAGAGGATGAAATATTCAGACCTCACGATACTGCAGTTATTTCTATACCACAAAAATCACCTGAAGGATCTATTTTAAGATACGAATCCTCTTTTGATTTATTAGAAAGAGTAAAAAAAGTATCTCAAGAGTGGATTAAACCAGGACATAGAAGTGGACAAAATAGTCATAATGTATCCGCAACAATTTCTTTGAAAGAAGATGAGTGGGAATACGCTGGTGAATGGATGTGGGAAAACAGAAAATTCTATAATGGATTATCAGTATTACCATATAATGGGGGGACGTACCAACAAGCACCTTTTGAGGATTGTGATGAACAAACTTATGAAAAAATGATGAAGTCTTTAAGTAACTTAGATTTAACTAAAGTTATTGAACTACAGGATAATACTAACCTTTCTGGCGAAGTTGCTTGTGCTGGGGGAGCATGTGAAATAGTGTAATTATGAATGTAGGCGCATCTAAAGATTGGGTACAACAATTATATGTTAGAGAGTTCGGACCTAAATTACAACCAGATGAATTCTATTATGATAATCAAGGAAGGATAGTCATGACTGAAGAATACCATAAACGAAGAGGAAGTTGTTGTGGTAGTGGTTGTAAACACTGTCCCTATGAACCTAAACATTTAAAAGGTACAAAAAACTTAAACTAAAAAAAGTCGGAGAAATCCGACTTTTATTTTTTATATAATAAAGAAATCATTTCCTTATCCCTTTCACTAAACTCTTCACTACGACTTTTAAGTATAGTATTTTTTTCATTTTCTATATGACCAAAACCTAAAATATGGAACATTTCGTGCCTAATAGTTATGGGCATACATGAGTATTTTCTACATTCAGTAATATCAATATGTAATCTAACCTTAGTAATTTTTTTACCAGCAACATTAGTATAAGTTATACCTGTAGAATTTTTAACATCCTTCTCACTCCAAGGGAAAAGTTTAATAAAATCATTATCAGTTGTAAAATACATTACAGTATTTGATAATGATATATCATCAACCAACTCTATTTGAACTGTCTCTAAAATAGAATTGAACTCAGTGATTGTCTTTACAATTGTTACTGAATCACTAAAACTACAGTCTCCATAAATGAAAATCTTAATATTATTATTCCATTTTTGACCATTATCTGTGATTAAATTAAACTCAGCCATAGTAAAATTTTTCTGAGAAAAACATAAAATACTATTTAAAAATAAAAGGGTGAAAAGTATTTTTTTCATAGTTGTTAAGTATTTATATAACAAATATAGTATATATTTTTTTAACTGCCAAAAAAATTGGTTAATAGTATGAGAAATTTATTTGAAGAATTAGATAGGATAAAAAATTTAATGGTGTACGAGAAAGGTACACCTATTACTGAAGTAAGTACGAGTGCTGATCCAGAAGGTGACGAACCCACAAAAAATACTGCGGAAAAACCTTCCGAAAACAAAGGAGAAGAATCAAAAACCAAAGAAGACTCTAAAGGTACTGGTGAAGTGGAAGGTAAAAAGGGAGAACCGATATTACCAGATAAAAATGAATGTTTTAAAATAAAAGCCACTGGTAGATTTGTGGTAAATGTACCGAAAGGATCTGCAGCAGTAGATAATTTTTTAACTGAAGTAAGAAATGTTATTAATTCTAATCCAGAATATAAAAAAGGTTTAGATAGTGGTACTATGTATATCAGAGAAATCACTCTTCAAGGATTTGCTAGTAATTATTATGGTGGTGCGGTAGAACCACAATTTGCTAATGATTACTGTAAAAATTGGTCAGTCTTACCTGATCGTGATTATGGTGGTGTATGTACAGAATTTGAATTCAAACCATTCACTGGTAAAAAATTGGCAAAATATCCTGGTAATCAAGGCACCAACCAAAAATTGGCAAAGAATAGGGCGGTTAATTTATATAATGGTATTGTCGATGCTTTAAATAAGGAAGGTAAAAAATATGGAATTAAAATTGATCCAACAACAGTACCTGTATACGAAGATGGTGGTAGTTTATATACTAAAGACAATGTTGATGAGAATTGGAAAACAGACATTGCGTCAAGTAAACTTAATCCTGGACAAATAGTTGCGGTTACTGCAAAAGTATGTTATACACTAAAAGAACCATGTCCAGATCCTTGTATGACAAAGGACGAAAGTGGTAAATGTACGTGTCCTGAAGGTATGACATATAACGAAGAAACAAAACAATGTGAATGTCCTCCTAATTATGTTAAAGAAGGATGTGAATGTAGAAAAAAAGATAAAGAACCATGTCCTAATTGTATGGAAAGATTGGTTGAAGATGGTGAATGTGAGTGTAAAGAAGGTTTAATTAAAGGTTCTGACGGTAAATGTTATTGTGATAAAGAAGGTAAGAAGGCACCTGATGAAAATTGTGGTTGTCCTTGTCCTAAATGTATGGAAAAAGACAAAGACGGTAATTGTAAATGTAAAGAGGGTACATTTACAATAAACGATAAGTGTTATTGTGATGCGGCAGGTAAAATACCTGTATTAGATGATTGTAGTTGTCCAAATTGCCCTGAATGTACAGTATATAATGTAGATAAAAAAGAATGTGAGTGTACAGGTGATTTAGTGAAAAATGATAAAGGTGAATGTGTTTGTCCTAAAGATAAACCAATAAGAATTGTTCCTGGATGTAACTGTAAGGCAACTCCACCCCCACCATTAAAATGTAATTATAACGCGGAAACTAAAGGTGGAAGAGGTGTTAAAACTAATAATTTCGTAGCAGCGGCAGTTAATAGTACTTTTCCTGTTGGAGAGGGTGATACTTTAACAGTTTCATTTGATTCATTAGTGGTACCTGATGCATTTTATGTTAAATACGGTGATCAAGAATTCTTTAGTGGATTTATGGGTGATGTTTGGAATGGGGAATATAAAAACGTTGCCTTAAGTTTAGAAGAAAAAAAGAAAATGTTGTATATACAGTCGAAGAGTCAACTACATAATATTAAAGTAAAAAATGATGAGGACATAAGTTCAATAAATAATATGTCTAGAAATTTTGTGGGTGAACTAATGTATTACAAAGAAAAAGAAGGATTAATCGAAAGTATTAACGCTGCAATTGGTTCTGTAGGTGGAAAACTTAAAGTTGATTCTATTTTTAAAGGTGGTGACACACAAGCCAAAAAAGTTACTGATGAAATTAAAAATATAGATATTGATAGTACAAAATTAGAAAATATACCTGTCTATGTTGAAAAATATAAATCTGTTCGTGCGGGATATGATAATATTATGAAAAAAAATTCATCATTTACTATTACAAAAGAACAAAAAGAAATGCCAATTAACATATTAGTATTCTCACCATTGGATAGAACAGTATTTAATATGAAAGTTGAGTGTAAATAAAATTTTTAATATTTTACCATTTCTTTTCAAAAAATTTATAGTACAATATTTATATAGAGAATGGCTAAGACTAGATATATAAATATTGATTTCCCTTTTAGAGATAGTGACAATGGTTTCTATTTTAAAATGAATAAAACTGATAAGGACGCTATTAGGGCGGACTTATTGCATTTATTGTTAACTAATAAGGGTGAAAGGTTATATCTACCAGAATTCGGTAGTGACCTTAAAAAATTCATCTTTGAACCCAATGATGAAATAACACAGGAACAAATTAAGGATAATTTGAATCAAACAATAATTAGGTTTATACCTAATTTATTGATTAACGATATATCGTTTAGAAATGATACCATCGAAGAATTAATTATTGTGGAATTAACCTATACAGTTACTGAAGGGACTTTCACAAGTACAGATACAATTACATTAACATTTTAAATATGGCTAAAAAAATAGATTACAATGCTAGGAACTTCTCAGATGTTAGACAACAGTTAATAGAGTTCATACAAAAATATTATCCAGAAATATTCTCAGATTTTAATGATGCATCTGTAGGTATGATGTTATTGGAATTAAACGCTGCGGTTGGTGATATGTTATCATTCCATACTGATAGAATGTTTAATGAGACACAAATCAGTTACGCACAGGAAAGATCATCACTTTTAGAGTTGGCTAGAACTTTTGGATTAAATATACCAGGAAAAAGACCGAGTATAACAATAGTTGACTGGACAGTAACTAACATTCCAGTTAAAGGTGATACATTTGATATTAGTTATGCACCTAAAATTTTAAAAGGTTCACAAGCCACAGGTGCGGGTAAAGTATTCGAAATGATGGAAGATTGTGATTTTTCATCCCCTTTTACAACTGGAGGAATACCAAATAGATTAGTAGTGCCAAACATAGATGGAAGTGGAATAATTCAAAATTACACTCTTACTAAAAGAGAAATAATGTTAAACGGTATCACAAAAACTTATAAAAGAACATTAAGTAGAAGTGATTACCGACCATTTTTTGAAATTATTTTACCTGAAGACAACGTACTATCAATAGAAAATATTATAACAAAAGAAGGTACCAATTTAGTTAACCAACCAACAGAGGAAGAGTTCAGCGATTTCGATATAAGTTGGTATGAGGTACCTGCATTGGCACAGGCGGAAGTTTATGTTGTTGATGACAATACGATATCAGATAGAGAGGGTATCGCAGTAGGTAAATGGTTAAACGCACCTCGTAGATTTATTAAAGAATATACAGATAATGGTTTCTGTAAAATTATATTTGGTGCAGGTGATGCAGATGTGTCAGAATTAAACGATTTCGTTGGATGTAGAGGACAAATAGAAAGAATTGGTAAAACAGTTAATAACTTATCTTTGGGTCAAATACCACCTACGGATAACACTATCTATGTTAGATATAGAATAGGTGGTGGAGAAGATAGTAACATTGGTGTAAATATCATTAATACTTTGGGTACCATAAATGTAGTAATTAATGGTGACTCATCAGATATAAATAGAATTATAAGAAATAGTATATCGGTTAACAATCCGATACCTGCATTGGGTGGGAAAGAAGAACCATCTATTGATGAAGTAAGAAACTTAGTTAGATATAATTTTTCCGCACAAGACAGATGTGTCACTATCAAAGATTATCAATCGAGAATACCATTAATGCCAGGTAAATTTGGTGTACCATTTAGAACTGGTGTATGGGAGGAGAGAAATAAAATCAACGTATCAATTTTGGCATTAGACTCAAACTCTAAATTAACTACTGAGGCTACGTCCACATTAAAACAGAATATCGCAGAGTATTTGGCGGATTATAGAATGATTAATGACTATGTAACAGTTAAAAATGGTAGAGTCATTAATTTAGGTTTTGAGGTAGATATTTTTGCAGAAAAATCAATACCTAAAGGTGATATCATTTCAGGTGTCATTAGTAGTATCACAGATTATTTTGATATAAATAAATGGGATATGGGTGACAATATATATGTTTCACAACTTATTGAAAATATAAATAATGTTGGTGGTGTATTAAATGTCACAGATTTAAGAGTATTTAATAAAGTTAATGAAAACGGTAAATATTCGTTAAATGAAATTGCCCAACCTTATATTGATGAGACTACTAGACAGGTAGACTTATTAGGTAAATATACTTTATTCGGACAACCTAATGGTATGTTTGAAATTAAATACCCTAATAAAGACATAAAAGTGACAATTTCTACATCATAATAATTACTTTTTTAAAAAAATAGTTAGTTTTAATAAAAAAATAAG